ATTTGAGTGACTGTAAAATACTCTATAAATATATATGGCGGCATTTTTAGATATATCATGGTTTACAAATGAATATGCGTCTGAGAGTAAATTTATAAAATATGCCACTCGTTATGGAGCTATATTAGGTCTCATATTATATTTCATATTTTTATTCAATACATCAAAATCCGATGCTTATTTATTGACTGGTCAAAATGTAGCTCTCTATTTAATTGGAATCTTTATCCCATTATTAATATTTTGTTATTTCATTTTCACGTCCGTGGAAGACAAGAAGTATTTAGGTCTAGTCGTATTGATGGTAATAACTATATTGATAATTTTATTACGAACATTATTGCCATCATTTGATACATTTTTGAAGAATTTTGCATCCTTCATGTCAGAGGTGACACCATTGCCTCCTTTAAGCGAAACCAATTCTTTTCTAGTAGTGGTCTCAATGAAACTGATTTTAATATTTATGGTTATGGTAGCCCTTTCCATCATATACAACGTATTTTTAAATGAAGGATATCGTACACAAGGAACTTTAGGCTTTTTACTATATGCATTGTTCTATATTCCATGTGCCATAAGTGACTATTTGAAATATTTGTTTATAGAATTGAAAACCACACCACAAGTCGTTTATGTTCTCTTATTAATTGAAATCGCATTAATTCTCATGTACATTTACATTCCGAAATGGTTTAGCAAATTAATTTTCACCGACAGCGTGGAATTAATTCGCGACCCCGTTTATTTTTATGGCAAACAAACAATTAGCAATATAGAACCCTTTTACCGGTCAGACCAATTATTGGACCCTTTTGGCAAAAAATTTCCAAAAGAAGAATTAGAAGAACGAGAAGACGACTATAAAATCAGCCGTAATTACGCAATAACCATGTGGATGACCACAAACGCCCCTTCATACGGACCAGACGATGAAAACATGATGTTTAGATATGGTTTAGAAAATGATGACAATGAGACAACATCCATTGATTCGCCTCTCAATGGTGCTCCATACATTTCTTGTATGGGAAATGGACAATGGAAGTTTGTCGTTTCTAATAATGTATACGATGAAAACAATAATATTGACGAACGCGCATTAGAAAACATGACAATAAAACTAGATATGCCGATGCAACGATGGAACTATATAGTATTGAACTATAGTTCGGAATCTGTGGATTTATTTGTCAATGGAAAACTAGAAAGAACCATTACTTTAGGAGAAAATGCGCCATATTATAGCCATGATATGAAAGTATGTATTGGTTCGGGAAAAAACAATTTACACGGTGCAATATGTAATTTGAGAGTTCACTTGAAAGAATTGAATCTTACTCAAATCACTCAAACATATAATATACTTAATTTGAAAAATCCACCAGTAAATAATCTGAATTAACAATATATAATGAATTGGACTTTAGTGATTTTAGGCATCATTTTATTGATTGTCATTTACATTCTGTACAAAGTGATTAAAGAAAAGGGCAAAACAGTAGCAAACAAAATTGATTTAACTGTCACAAACGATAAATTGTCAATGTCAAAACTAGTGACCCCGAATTCTTCCCGATATTATTTAATGACATGGATTTTCGTGGAGCAAAAAGTAAGTCAAAACGATACCATGATTAAAATACAACAGAGTAGCGACAGTACTGTAAAACTAAGCATTGATTTAGGCACATCATCCACTTTGAAATATACAATAAAAGATGCTAGTACAACCACAGAACATACAATAATGGACAACTTTCCTTTGCAAAAATGGGTATGTGTTGTATTGAGTATTGATGGAGATGTGGTTGATATTTATATTGATGGGAAAATGACACGTTCTGAAAGACTCGCGGTTAAGCCAGATGCCCCAAACAAAGACGACGAAATCGCATACAATAAGATTGATACCGATACATCCGTGATTTATTTAGCAAAATTTGAACGTGAACCAAAACCAATGGACCCATCATTGGCATGGAACAAATATATGGAAGGCCACGGTGGTAGTTACTTTAGCCGATTATTATCCAATTATGGCGCATCATTTACCGTTACAAAAGACGATTTAGATGTAAGAACATTCAATCTGTTTTAAGGAATCCAAAATTATAAAAAATAAAGGAAATAAATCATGTTTTTTTATAACATGTTTTATTATAGTATGGATAAACCAATCATTGAGCAAATGAAAGATTCTACACCATCTGTAGATGGCATGAAAGAAGGAATAACAGATATGGCCAAAAGTACTTCCGATGCTTTTCAAGGTATTGGAGAGTCTCTCAATGAAGCAAAAGACGGGATGAAGAGTTCACTAAACGATTTTTCCAATAAATCCGTCGTAGACGCCGGAAGTGATTTTTTAAATTCCAATTCCATTTTAGCAAAATTCGCCTTTATTATTTTAGTATTTATTGTCTTTATGATAGTGTTAAAACTAATGATGACCATAATCGGATACTTTATGAGTCCCAAAAGCGACCCTTATCTCATTAAAGGTACCATAAGAGGTTCCGATACCGCCACTATTACACAAGCCCCCGGCAAAGATACCACTATACCTATATTAAGGTCAAATGACCGACACAGAGGTTTAGAGTTTACATGGTCTAGTTGGCTCTTTTTGAATGAACCCAACGGTGTATCAACAACACGTGAAAACATTTTCGTAAAGGGCGCGGATTCCTATGATTCCAATGGCATAAGCATTTCAAACGGTCCAGGAATGTATGTAATGGCGGTAGATGCAACTGACGCCTATCAATACAAACTAGAATTTATAATGGATACTATAGGTGAAAACGAATCTATTGCAGATGGCGATGTAGATACTGGCCGAGATACAGTGGAAGTGGAAAACCTTCCTATGGAAAAATGGTTCCATATTGCAATGCGTATGCAAAACATGATTTTAGACGTTTATGTCAATGGTACTATTGTCAAACGTCACAATATGGATTACATTCCAAAACAAAATTCGCATGACGTTCACGTGAGCGGCAACGAAGGATTCAAAGGAACGGTCTCAGATTTACGTTATTTTGCACGCGCTCTCAATGTATTTGAAATTAACAATATAGTAATGAGAGGACCCAATTTGACACCTAGTAAATTATCAGTAGATTCCAAAACCAAAAGTGGCAATTATAGTTATTTGTCCAATTTATGGTACAATCGCGCTTATGGATAAATATTATTCCTATATTTTTTACACCTTTGGACATTTACACCCTTGAAGATTTAAAACCGCACCCTTTAAAGTATTTCAAAAAACAGCTTAAAGAGACAACACATATTAATATGTCCTTGGGTGTATTCTCATTTGGACATTTCAGGGATTTACCAGTATCATTCTGGAAGAAGAAATCGGTTTAATCAACGCATACATTTTGTATGCCTACCCAAAATTTACACGGAATTGATTATGTCCAACCTTCAAGGTGCCATTTTAAATCTTCAAGGGTGTAAAATGGGACAACTTTAAGTGGTTTCAATTACAATAAATATACATAAAATTATTTAAAAATTATATGTATATATTTAGTAAAATGGATAATAATATTGATGAAATTACAAATGAGAATGAAATGTTAAAACATCGTATAAATGAACTTGAAGAGCGATTAAAAAAATATACAAGTGGTAAAAATCACAAGAAATATTATGAAAAAAATAAAGAAAAGGTTATGGAAAATGGAGCCAATTATTTACATAAATTAAAAGAAGAAAATCCTGATAAATTAAAGGAATATAGAAGGCGAGCATATTTGAAAAGAAAAGAAAAATTAGAAAAGGAGAAAAATGAAAATAGTTAGGAATAAATAAATATGCGGAAAAACTATTTAACATAAAATATTTAGTAAATATATAGGATGGAAAAGGCGAAAGAGAAACCACCAGAGTTTTTCAAATCCACCAAGACCTCTCTGAAAAGCATACTAAAACACCCTGAAATAAATACAAAGAAAATTAACGATGTAGTCATCAAGGCACACAAAATCGTTATTCACACTTTGCAATTTCTAAAAATGTATATTCTTCATTATTGCCAAACATACTCTCATACCATACCTACTATTGATAAAGTTTTGATTTTGAATATTATGAAAGTTGTTTGTGGAGAAAAACATACTAATCAAGGAAGACCACCCAAAAAAGAAACATTAGAACTTATAGAGAACCTTACTTCTTTCTATACAGAACATTACAAACCGTATACACAACCAGAACAATTAGATTATGAATATATGAGTAATGTGCTTTCTTATTTATGTGAAGACATTATGACGATGTATGAAAATAATATCCAAGTACATTATGTAGATTATGTGGAACGCTTTGTAAATGTTGTCTGGAAAAAGAAGATGCTGGTTGAGAAGATGCGAAAAATATTTCCTACCAAAAAAGAAAGAGAAACACGAATTAGACAATTGGAAAAAGAACTGCGGAAAATAAAAAATGATTTATTAAATGTAGATAGTAATGTTGATTATACATCACCTCCACATTATCATAAATGGATTACCCAACAAAAGAAATGTATTCTTCCCAATAAAAAGTTCCAAAAACAAAGCATTTATTATGATTTGAAATGTAAACCGATGGATTATTTACCCTGTATGATTGCGATGATGAAACAAGTAGAAAATGATGAGGAAACAATCAGTAATGTTTTTCCTTTACGAAGTAGTATATCACCTGGTTATATTCGGTTAGATACAATAACATTAATATATTTGCTTTTACGAAAAGAACAAGGTAAAAAGAGTGATTACTGCAATCAAGGCAATACAAAGAACCACGAAGATAAAATATGGAAGTTCTTTTTTCGCACAGAAAAGAAGGTATTTCATAAGACAGATTTTTCATTCCATCATATGATTTCTACGGATGGAGTGGGAGTTTCTATATTATTTATTCGTGATGATTTGGTGGGAAAGAGATTACCAAATGCGAAGAAAGGTGTATCAAAAGAATTGTATATTGATGAACTGAATTATTACTCTGCTTTACAAAATAAGAAGATTATTGGGATAGACCCTGGAAAATCTGATTTGATATATTGTGTAGATGATGCTTCCAAAGATGCGAATGTATTTCGGTATTCACAAGACCAACGAAGGAAAGAAACCAAGATGAAAAAATACAACAATATCATATTGGGTATGAAAACCAATAAAATACAAGGAAAGAGTGTTATTGATTACGAAACAGAGTTGTCTTTGTATAATCGTAAAACACTTTGTATGGATAAGTTCAAGGCATACATAAATGAAAAAAATAGAATAAACCATATATTGTTTGATTTTTATGCAAAACATTTGTTTCGTAAGTTAAAGTTTGGAAGACATATCAATATCAAACGAAACGAACAAAAGATGATAAGTGATTTTAGGAAGATGTATGGTAATCCAGAAAATGTAGTTATTTGTATTGGAGATTGGGAACAACGAAAACAAATGAAATACAAAGAACCCACATTAGGAATCGGAATGAGAAGTTTGCTTCGTAAAAACAAATACAATGTGTATTTAGTGGATGAGTATAGAAGTTCCTGTAAATGTTCCAAATGTGATGGAGGAGTATGTGAAAAGTTTATGGTAAGGAAAAATCCAAGACCAAATAAAGACGATATGCGGTTGGTTCATGGGCTACTACGCTGTAAGAGCGGTTGTGGGTCGTGGAATAGGGACCGCAATGGTTCATCAAACATCTATAAGATAGCATACCAAGCAATACATAATTTAGAAAGACCGAGTTATCTATGTAGAACAAGTAATCAAGCAGTTTTACCGAATTGCTATAAACAAAATATACACAAGGTATGAAAAGACCTAAACTTTGAACCTCTTTTTATGCGGATTTTTGTCCCATTTTAAATGTCCGAAGGTGTATATATGGGTGATAGTGTTTCAGATATAACATCGTATTGCAAACAACGGAAATTACAAATGCAATTTAATGTCCCTATGGGCAACCGGTTTAATATAATCAGTCCCTATACCAACATTAGTCCTGATAAAATAAACGCATTTAAATATGAATTGGATATGCGACGAAAAGCCGAAGTATTAAAACATTCTGGACCTCAAAAAAGCACCCATATCAATAATTTCACAAAAGCGGAAAAATATGCGCAAATAATACGCGGATATAGCCCATACCAAAAACATGTCTCAAGCGGACGCGTATCTACCACATGTGATGCAAGCTCCAATGTGTTTCCTTCGTCGTCGTCGGATGTACCTGGACCGATTGTACCCTTGTATTACGACAAATCTATACCCCTATACAATTACAAACCCATTGTGCCTGTGTATAGTGAAAACGACGAAGAAAATGAGTTCGCATTTCGGTTATTTATTAATGAAAACATATCGCCATTTTCGGCTAACGTGTCTCAAAACATCGGAGCTTTAGAAATATTGGACAAGACGAGCTATGGTTCCAGCACGTTTTCATTAACGGTGAATTATAGTGGGGTACTAACTAGTGAACCTGTATTGATTATTACCTATAGTGAGAGTCCAGTATTGCATAGCGATTATAATTATAGTTTTGACAACGGGGTTCTTACAATAAGCAACATATTCTTATATACCACCGCGGGATACTTTTATGAATTCTTTCTACAATTTGAAGAAAACAATATAGTCGTAAATGGAATCAACGTTGCGGAAACATAAAAAGTATTGAATGGTTATACACTATAGTATACATATAGTGTATTACTTTTGATTTATTATTTAACAATATACCACCCCACACGCATATTAAAAGGAGGGGTTATGGGGAACCTTGGTTCCCCAGGCAGGCCTCACGTGTGGGAAATACTTTTCCAGACAAGCATTTATCACTTTCTGAAATGTCAATACATCCACGTTTGTTTTGGTATTCTCCTGCTAAACACCATTTCGTTTTAGAAGAAGTGAGAGACTTTTGGATGCTGTCTTCGGGGCTGTCTGGTTGAGGGTCGTGTGGGTTCGGCGGACCTTGGTTAATTTGGTTCGTTCCTATCATAAGGTTTCCGACGTTTTGTACCGTGCCTTCTGCAATATCCGCCCCCGTTTTAATAGCATCTGTCCCAAGTTCTGCCGTTTTATTTAAGGCTTTTCCGGTGGAATATCCCAAAACTTCTAAAAAAGAAGATATTGCGGGAGAAGCACCAGACACTCCACTATTGATTGCATCGCCTAAAATGTTCAATACATTGATGCCATAATAGCTCAATACGACAATAATTAATAAAATGAAAATGAAAAACATTTTCCAATCTAAAAACCCTAAAGGCATCGTATTGGACGAGGATGATGTAGGCACAGAAGATGAATCATTATTAAATGAAAAAAACGAAGGAGCAGATTGTTTTATGGATTTTGAGAAAACCATAGGTTTAGAAGATTTAGGCTTTTCATTGGACAATTCTTCCATTATATTCATGGCTATAATGTATGGGGCGATAATTCTTATATTATAAATGCGTTTAACTATATAAGAATAATTTAGCCCAATAAAATAATATGACCTTCTTTTCTCTATTGGAAAGCTTCTTTTTCATGTCTTTGGGTCTATCGTTTTTCCTTATTTTATTAATGGTATATCATTTCAAAAAGAGAATGGATGCTTTAGAGAAAAAAAACGAGACACTAGGAGACATATGCAAAACTATAATACAAGAAATTGACTCTGTCAAAAACGATAAATCGTCGGTGTTTTTATCGCCACAACATATGGCATATCCAACGACACAACCGCAATATATGTTTGGCTCTTTTCCGGATGAAGGACAAGGCCCAACCGATTGGAATCCTATGGAAGAACTATACAAGCAAATCCATTTGTCGCAATCCATGCAAGTAGAAGAAGACCCGCCATTGAATCTCAATGTATACGATGTGGAAGAATTACAAGACGTAGAAGATGCAAACGACGATTCTGATTCCGATTCCGATTCCGATTCTGATTCTGATTCGGAAAATGGAACCATTGAACAAGTTAATTTAGAAGAAACCATACAAGTGACTAAATTGGAAGAGGAAAATGAATCGGAATCGGTTTCGGAATCATTGCCCGAAGTGGAAACATTAGATATTGACCCCACACCAAAATACACGAAAAAATCATTGCAAAAAATGTCGGTCCAAATGTTACGTACGATTGCCATTCGCGATGGTATCGCAGAAGACCCGTCTAAAATGAAAAAAGGCGACTTAGTGGACTCTATATTGGAACACGAAAATGCTACACCATCTTCATTGGCTATAGAAAATCCAGATGTGATTGAATCCACAAATGACGCCATATAAGATGTTTAGGAAATTCATTATTTCTATTTGTAATTTATAATGAATTTACATTTTACATCAGGGCAATCATTAGAAAAAGCATATCCTGTTTTGCCAAGTGCAAATTTGGGATACCAAACAAACAATCAATATGAAAACTTTCCTCCTAAAATGAGCGACGGGCGTGCTTTAGTGTCTTCATGGCAACCCGGTACGGTGGTCAATGAAATATTGTTGAAACAAAACGGAATTCAATCCAATTGGCAATACCGCAAATTTTTATCCAAAAACAGTGAAGCCATTAAAGCCAATTTGTTTCGAGACGCGCTAAATGATGTGGGGTATAGTGTAAGAAATGAGAATCCGGCGATTAATGAAATTTTCCAGACCCCAAAGATGTATGGTTCGTACCAAGAAAAAGTCAGTCATCGTCAAGCCGGCGAAAGCGATTTGAAAGACATTTATATGACACGAGAGCAATTGGAAGCGCAGAGGGTGGTTCCATCCATGACACAAGCGGAGTTATTTACCAAGGGGAACCTAGGTTCCCCTTAGACCCCTCCTAGGGTTGTGCTTAAAATTGTATGGTAACATGCTTATGGGTTTGCGTAAAATAATAATCATGTTTATTATTTTTCTTAAAACATTCATACTCAATAATATCCCATATTGGCACTATCATCGCTATAATAATCTATTATGTTGGAACCGATACTACACTGTAAAGTTGTATTGGTTTTGTTTGTTTTCTGCTAATAATTAATAATATGCGTACAACTCAACTTTGTCCCCTGTTGTGTAATCTAAAGTTATCTGGTCGTTATATCCTGTTTTTTGGCCGATTGCAAACCACCAATTAGAATGGTCTGCTGTCAAATCATATTGAGAATACGAAGTGTAATCACCGTACGTCGCTGAGAGACCACCAAAACTACTATTCGAGTTCGAAGTAGTTATACCTACATTTTGTATTGTATTAAAACCCGTAACTGTATTGTCATTTAAAAAATTATTAGATTGCTCCCATATTATATATTTGCTGGCACTTATGTAATATTTCCAACGATAAGTATTTCCGTATTTTAAGTATGTTGTATTATTCATTTTGTGGAATATACTGTATTGATTATTAACATCCGTATATCCAGTATGCGTAGCAAGTGCGTCAGACATCCAATAATCCTTACTTTGCACAAATACCAAATGAAATTGAGGCCCACTTCCTTTTCCCGTATTATTATAACTATAGTAGTATATTGGGCCAACATAAGACGAGGACAATACTAGTTTTGTATAAGCACCTGACTGTCCTGGTGTCCCTATAATAGTTACCCCGCTGTCAATTGTATTAATGTTGTCGTAATCTGGGCCAAATACGATTTGATTACCACTATTAGAAGCGTGAGATTGGTCAAGAATATATGTTGTATCTGCTTCAAAATAAAAGTAAGGGGCTTGTACCCCGTCTAAATAAAATACTGAATTATATGTTACTATAATAGGTGTTACTATAATAGGTGTTACGTATCCCATTCCTGCACTACTATCTTCAAAATACACCAATGAGACACCACTATAATTTGTCAAATCCAATAATACTTTCGCATTTGTCGTTCCAGGTGTATTGGTTCGTGTTACGTAAGAAATATCTATTGCTGCATCATAAACATCCACTGTAGTACCGAACGACAATACATAACCATTATTGGACGGGTCAGACACAACAAATTCATATACATATGGTGCGCTAAAAGACAAGTCGGGTTGATTATACCAGACTGCGTTGGAAGTATCATATACTGACCAGACATTATCTCCAAACACATTGGTTTGCACGGTAAAACTATAGCTAACATCAACTGGTATGGTTGGTTCATATCCCATATTAGCACTGCCGTCACTATAATAATACAGTGGTCCTACAAACCCAGCTGACAAATCTAATTGAGTATAGGCACCCGGTCGTCCTGGAGTACCCATTATAGTAACCCCGTCGGCAGCAGTCAAAATCGCGGTGTTGTCTGGAGTATATCCGAATACGATTTGTTGTCCTGCGTTGGTAGAATCGGATTGGTCAAACAAATAAGATTCGTTGGCAGAAAAGTCAATTTGTGGACTCTCGGACAATTCGCTGGAATCGGGTATTTTTATCCAAAATTTATTACCGGACACTTCTGTTACATATGTTGGGGGTGAATATTCAACTAAAGAGTGTTCTTTCATTTGCCATTCGCGGATAGCAGCATTTGTGCGTACTTTTACACCAATTAAGCGAATGTATCTACAAGAAATAATGTTAGTACTGGTAATCTCGGTTGAAGTATAACTGGTAGCCGATTTTGCTATATTGGTTTGGTAATATGTACCTATTTCTGTAAAATTAGTACCATCGAGTGAGCCAGCTATCACAAATTCAGACATGAAACCAGTATTTATGTCATCCCAATCATAAAATGTGGACAATGTAAATTTACCAATATATTTTTCAGAACCAAAGTCCATTTGAAGCCATTCACCGTAAACGCTTACATTATCTACTAGTGTGTTACTAGGTCCACTATAAGTATCATCAGCATTATATTTATTTGACGAGTTCCAATGGGATATCCATGAATCTTGCTGCGAAAAATCACTAGTAAACGCTAAATCTGCAGTATACGAAGTAGTACCATAAGTACCATAACTAGAGGCCTGAGCGTTTGCTGTATTAAATGACACGTCGGTATCCACTACAAGAGTTGTTTCTGATACATACCCCATCCCTGCACTACTATCTTCAAAATATACTAAATTATCACCACTATAATCTCTCAAATCCAGCAATACCTTCGCGTCTGTTGTTCCAGGTGTATTTGTACGTGTTACATATGTGGTTTCTATAGTTGCATCCGATACATCCACTGTAGTACCAAATGACAATACATAACCATTATTAGATGGGTCAGATACATCAAATTCGTATACGTATGGTGCGCTAAAAGACAAATCGGGTTGATTGTACCAGACTGCGTTGGAAGTATCATATGATGCCCAAACAGGTTCATCAAACACGTTGTTTTTCACTGAAAACACATAGCTAGCTTCTATGACTAGTACATATCCCATATTGGCACTTCCATCACTATAATAATGTATGGTTCCACTAGGATTGCTTGGTACTGTAAATGACGTATATGCACCAGGTTGCCCGGGTGTGCCAACGACTTGTACGCCGTCTGTAGAAACAAATACATTGGACGAGTCAAACGTATATCCAAATACAATTTGTTGGCCAATATTGGTGGCATCCGATTGGTCAAATATGTGTAAACTTGATGCTGTAAAAGTGATTTCCGGTTTCTCAACATCATCTATATAAAATACTTCATTAGACACAGTTACATTATAAGCGGTTCCGTTAACCATTGCGCTTTGCGTAAACCATTTTTTGGACAAATAATTTTGTATAGAAGCAATGGTGGAATCGCTCATATACGCATCTTTATAAACCAAAAACTCGTAAACGTGGCCTTTACATGGCGAATAATTTGGACGAACAGAACCTAAATAGAATTTAGAATAACTATCGTCATCATAGCTTAAAGTAGTGCCACTAACTGGTGTATAACTACTATTATATGTTTCACCGCCAATACCTAGCATTTTGTAACTCATTATATTAGGATTATATACAACGGTTTGTAAGTTTAATGAATCAGAAACATTCGGGTCTGCGTTAAACTTTTTCCATCCATTATTGTACAATCCGATTTTATTTCCGTCGCCGTTAACTGTTCCATTACTATTGCAATGAAATGGATCATTTCCATTTGTTCGGCTGTATACAATGGGGATAGTATTTTGCAGGTCATTCACCATAAACGTAGTAAAAGAGTCTGGAAAGGTTCCTCCAGGAACATCATATTGTAAATGGTCGCTTCCACCTCCATCACCACTATAATCATTCGTATTCTCCCAATACAATGACTTTCTCGAGCTGGTGCTATCAATATTAAAAGTTATTCCAGTTGTGTAACTGACGTTACTCAACGTATGTCCCAAAGGAGAAATATCATTAATAGAAACGTCTGACATATTGATTTGACTATCATGGCTATAATTGTATACGCTTGCATCAATGTGGAACACTAAATCCGTATTATTCAAACTATCTGACTCTGGTTTAGAAATATACCCCATATTTGCATTGGACAAATCAAACAATACCAAAGGACTACCACTATAACCCGATGGTATATCCAACAATATCACTCCATTCGTTTCACTTACTACATCATTATTTATAGTACTTGCATCGTCTGCGATTGTACCAAAAACCAAATTATAGTTTGCCATCGTAGGGTCCGATACATCAAAAATATAATAATCTCCTGCACCAAAGGATAAATCTGGTTGATTGTAATATACAGAACTATAAGGGGAAGACAAAGCATACACGGAATCTCCGACTATATTGGTCACTACTTTGACACAATAACTAGGCGATATTTTGAATTCCCCATACATGGCTACACTGTGGTATTCACAATAATATTCCAATATAGGAGTACTATAATCCATTCCTATGATAGTAAAACTATTGAGAGTACCCGGTGTTCCTGCATACGTAACATTTTCTTCGTACGCGGCTTGGGTAGATTTGTTTCTAAACTTCAATATATGGCCACTATTGGAACTATCGCTTTGGTCAAATACATATATACCTGCAAAAGACCCTAAAACGTCAGGTTGAGAAATGTCATCAATAATATAATTGGACGACCCATTCGCTTTTACTTCGTAAATGTTCATTGCGTTTCCATAGGTTTCTTTATGGTTTGAATTCACGTGAGACATTAGCAATTGATGGTGCGACGTAGTTAATACTTTTTTGTATAATCCGCTAAAAGGGATATCTATATTGCGAAAATACGGGGTAATGTTGTCTTTTCCCAATGCGTACGGATTTGTTTGCGAGTTTTCTAAAAACAACATCATGTCTCCAACCGTTTTAGAACCGAACGAAATATCAGTACTGTACATTAAGTTCTGAGAATTGTCGTAATACGTGGCTTGCAACACATTTGGAGTTTTGTCAGAATAACTATAAAAAACATATTGATATGTGTTCAATGAGACATCTCTGCCATGAAACAATGACATTATGTGTATTATAATTTAATAGACATATTTTTTACTTTATTTTTAATTTACGTTTACATACCCATATTGTTTGTATTGTAACTGAAATACAGAACGGGTTCAGATGTGGCCGTAAATGAAGTATAGGCACCCGGACGACCTGGTGTTCCAACTATAGTTTGATAATTAATCATTGAGCTATTGTCGTCGCTTGTAGTACCTAATACAAGTTGATTATTTGCGTTTGAATTGTCGGATTGTATGAAAACATACAAGGTGTCTTCCGTAAATGTAAGATTGGGTTTCGCGGTGGTACTTGAATCGTCTTGAATGTAAAATACTCCGTTTGAGACAGTTACGTTATATATGACAAAATTAGAATCTGCCAAACGCGCATTGGTGATGACTACATAATCCATCCCCATCCATCCCCAAGATTGGCTATGTTGGTCAACTAAATCTAAAGTATACAATTCACTTTGGTTAAAAGAAGTATCGCTATAAATGTTTGAACTATTCATAGACGCTTGCTGCCAATTGTTTTGGTCATCATCTGTTCTACCGATATCCGCTATGTATTTTCCAACACCGTTTAAATCAGATGCTCTACGTAATGCAAGACACATGACACCTCCATTAAACGCGGCTGTACCTTCTGAAATAACATCCCATGACGTAGACGAATCTTGGCGTCTTTTAGAGGCTGTAAAATATGCCGAAATGTCATAATTGCTCAATAGTTCTATATTGGGTGACCTAAATATCATTACACTATGTGCACTATCTCTATAATCTGCCCATTTTCGTGTTGGTCCTATATAAAAACTACCTGAATGCGCATTTATTTGACTCTCATAGCTGTTATCTTGTCTTGACCAGATTTCATCACTGTTATCGGCGGCGTTATTATTATAAACGTTATACCATCCTTCTTCGTCTGTCTCAAAGTCAAACGTCAATGTACCAAAACTATTTGTATTTTCCGTCACATATACATTATACCCCATTCCACTGACATTTTCATCAAAATATACTAAGCCGTCTCCACTGTAGCCCGCAGAAATGTCCAAATATATACGTTTCGTATCCGCGCTAAAAACACTAGACACAATACTAGACGACACATCCACCGATGTACCAAATACCATTTTATAGCCTTTCATGGAAGGATGAGAAATGTCAATTTCATAACTGTCGCCCGCACCAAACGAAATATCTGGTTGATTATAATAAACATTATCACTCGGCGATTTAATGGCAAATACTGGTTGTCCCAATACATTAGACACCACTTTTACACTATACCCACTATACGAAGTCGTCATATTGGGTGATTCATAACTGAAATAATACACACTTTCGGAAGTTGCACTAAACGAACTATATGCGCCCGATAATCCAGGCGTGCCAATCACATTCTGATAATTAATCATTGACGACGAGGAATCCATGACCGTTCCCAATACAAACGTATTTCCAATATTGGTACTATCCGATTGGTCAAACAAGTACGTTGTCCCAGACGCGAAACTCAAATCGGGAACTACCAGACCGTCCACATAAAATAGGTCATTGTATACGTTTACGTGATGGATTTCCGCACTAACATCGGTATGTATATCGCAAGACAAATGAATGTGTCCAATACGTGGGGATTGTGTATTGCTATTGGTTATGGTTGCCCCATTGTCATTAACCAACGTTTCCACTACCATACGATAATACGTATAATATGCCTCGTTTTGTATCGTCAATTCACCATAGCCTGAGCTTACTGCGGATGGCAAACCAGAGTTGCTAATGGCCGACGCACTCACAATGGTATCTATAGAGTCTAAATAATCCCACGCGGTTCCGTCGTTTGACCCTAGCAGGCAAACCATTTGCGGCCATGTATTGGACAACTGTGTAATATATGTAGTATTGGCAATAGAATCGTAGCCTTGATTCAATGTAATAGAGCGAAGACGTGTTTTGTATGGAAATTCCCATTGGACCCATTCGCCAGAAATGGTTAACAAGTTTGTGGTAATTGTCGCACTGGGCCCACTGTAGCCAACCGGGTTGACACTATAATACGCGCTAGAACCTAGTACGACTGAATCGGCACCTTCTGTACCAATAGTATTGCTAAATAGATATTCCAATGTATTATTGTTTGCGCCTAAACTGGAAGCGCTTAGCACAAATGAAAGGTCAAATTGAGAGTGTCCATACGTATTATTCCAAGACGTGTTGTTATAGTAAATATTTTCATTGGGCAATGACAATGAGAAAAAGGTTTGTTCTAATCCCATATTGCTATTAGACGCGTCAAAATAGTGTAATGCGTCTCCACTATAATCGTTCGGTATTTCTAAATAAAGATACGCCCCGTTAGTTCCTGGGTTGACATTATTATTGGATAATACGGATGTATTGGGTGAATCGGTTGGCGAAGTGGAGACGACGAAATTATAAGAAGCATTGGTAGTATCTGAAACGTCAAGCCTATAACTATCTCCAGCTATAAATGAAAGATT